TATTGATCAATATAACGAAAATATGGATAGATTGTGGGTTAAAGAAGCTGTTAAGGAAAACAGACTCAAGATATTGATTCGCGATTTATAAACAAAATAGCAAAAATAAATAAAAAAAAGGTATAAAAAAATTATTGACGCGTAGTGTATATTATGCACAAGATGTCACACATCATCTAGTAGGAGGTAAACGATGTTGAAACCAATGTTTAGTGTTTATGACAAAATTGCAGAACAATACACAGTACCATTTCTTGAGACAACAGATGGTACAGCTTTGCGATTTATACAGGATCAGATGTCAAAAGACATTCCATTTAGCAGACATCCACAAGACTTTAGATTGGACAGACTTGGAGTGTTGGATGAGTCAACAGGAATGTTTGACCAGTCAAGCAAAGCTACAATTATTGAAATTGAAAAGTTAGCAGGAGAATAAGACAATGTTTGGGCCACAAGGAAACATTCCGTCACAAATGAAACACGAGTTTAGTCGTGTGCCAAAAGCAGATATTCAGCGTTCGGTGTTTAATCGTTCGCATGATTTGAAAACAACATTTGATGCGGGTTACCTTGTGCCCATTTTTGTAGACGAGGCGCTGCCTGGAGATACGTTTACGTTAAATACTACTGCGTTTGGTCGTCTTGCTACTCCAATTAATCCAATTATGGATAATATTCATATCGAAACATTTTTCTTTGCTGTTCCTCATAGACTGGTATGGAACAATTGGGAAAAATTTTGTGGAGAACAGGAAAATCCAGGTGATAGCACTGATTATTTAATACCAACGGTTACAGCAACAGTATCCAACAGTTCTTTGTATGATTACATGGGTATACCTACAGGAGTGCAATTAACATTCAATAATCTTGCAGGTAGAGCTTATAATTTAATTTGGAACGAATGGTTTCGTGACGAAAATCTGCAAGATAGTGTAGTTGTAGATAAAACAGATGGGCCAGATACAGCAACTGATTATGCGTTGCTGAAAAGAGGTAAACGTCACGATTATTTTACGTCATGTCTGCCATGGCCTCAAAAAGGTGACGCAGTTAATCTCCCTCTGGGAGGAACAGCGGCGATAACAGGTTTGGGAAAGTTGAATCAAACTTTTTCATATGCTCCATCGGTTTATGAAACCGATGGGACAGCACAGGTTAGTTATGCCTCGGCTGCATCTATCGATAGCGGAACAAATAATTATTTTTATGTTGAGCAAGACCCTAATAACACAGGGTTTCCAAATATCAGAGCTGATCTTTCAACAGCTACAGCAGCAACAATTAATGAGTTGCGTGAAGCGTTTCAGATTCAGCGATTGTACGAAAGAGACGCGCGAGGCGGCACGAGGTACACCGAAATCATTCAAAGTCATTTCGGTGTAACCTCACCGGATGCGCGTTTGCAACGACCAGAGTATTTGGGCGGTGGTAGAGATAGAGTAAATATCCATCCGATTAGTCAAACAAGTTCAACCGACGCAACTACCCCTCAAGGCAATATGTCAGCGTTCGGAACAACAGGTTTCGGTGGTCATGGTTTTAGTAAATCATTTACAGAGCATTGTGTAATCATCGGATTAATCAATGTTTATGCAGATTTAACATATCAACAAGGATTGAACCGTATGTTTAGCCGGCAAGATCGCTGGGATTTTTATTGGCCAGCGCTTGCACATTTAGGTGAACAGGCTGTGCTTAATAAAGAAATTTATGCACAAGGCACAGCAGCTGACGACAGCGTGTTTGGATATCAAGAACGGTTTGCAGAATATAGATATAAGCCAAGCATGGTAACAGGGCAAATGCGGTCAAACTATGCACAATCCCTCGATGTGTGGCATTTGGCGCAAGATTTTGTAAGCCTCCCTGCCCTAAACGCTTCTTTTATTGAAGAAAATCCGCCGATAGATCGCGTGATTGCAGTGCCATCAGAGCCACATATAATATTAGATGCGTATTTTGACCTTAAGTGCGCACGACCAATGCCAACGTATAGTGTACCTGGTTTAATTGATCATTTTTAGGTTATGCAATGGATAATATTAGTATCGCTTCTGTCATCTATATATTGCGCAAGTACGTTGCCCCTGTCGTTATTGGTGCGCTTGTGGTGTGGCTTGTGGCTAACGAGTTGGGTGCTTGGGCTGTGGCTGTTTGCGGCGTGGCTGACGCTTTAGCAATTTATGTAAAAGATTGCGGAGGTTTGTAATGTGGGAAGCGGCAGCGATAGCAGCAGGTGCACAATTGGCAGGCACATATATGCAGAACCAAGCGGCAAAGAGTTCTGCAAAAAAACCAAATGGAATTTCAAGAAAAAATGTCTAACACAGCATATCAGCGGGCTATGGCCGATATGCGTGCAGCCGGAATTAATCCAATGTTGGCGTATTCTCAAGGTGGTGCGTCTACACCGGGCGGAGCGATGTATCAGCCCGGAAATTTTGGAGCGGCTGCGCAAACAGGTGTAAGTGCTTATCAAACTGCATCTCAGGCAAAGTTGAATGAGCAACAAGCGAAGAAAGTTGAACAAGATATAGAAAATCAAGCAGATCTCCATGGGGAACGTTGGGAACGATTGTTCGCAACAATGGGACCCGAAAACGTAATGGCATCGGTGCAAGCCGTTTTAAATGGAGTAAGTATCAAGCAGGTATTACAAAACGTGC